GAGCATCACGGGCCTGATTGCGCCGCATGTTGTCTGCCAGAGCCCGCAGAGTGGTGATGTCTTGAGAGGCCTTCTGAGTTGCCTTGGTAGTGAGTCGCTGAGCTACAGCCTTGGGGGATCCAGCAGAGGTGCCACCACGGGGCGGAAGAGTGCGACTGGGGCGGCCAGCATCAGTAGTCACACGCCGACCACCATTGTTGGGGCGGCTCTCTGAGCTGGTGGTTTGTGCAGTAGAAGCCCGCTGACGATTGGGCCTACCTTGACTGGACCGGACTACAGCACTGCTGCGAGCTTGACGCTTAGCCCGATCGCTAGAAGAAGTTACTCTTGCCATGTATCTTAGTTAATCCATTGAAGGATGAGTTGTTCTCTGTCTGGACGGGGACCAAATGTCTCTCGCATCCAGTTCAGCCAGTTGTTGCTTCCCTTGGCCCGATTACACCTTGCACAACTTGGGACGAGGTTGTGAGTAAAGTCTGATCCGCCGAATGCTCTCGGACGGACATGATCAATGGTGAGTGCATCTGGGTCATGTTTCTCTCCGCAGTAGGCACAACAGAAGTGCCAGTGTTCCTTGATTGCGTATTTCCGCATGCGTCTGGCTTCAGTTGAAGTCATGGCGATCAAGTTGTGGAGGTAGAGATCAGGGTGGGGAAGCAACGGGGTCATGCTTTCTTCAGCCGACCGTTGTTACCGTGGCCATTGCGGGCCCTGTTGGTCTTGGGATCCTCAAGCACCAGCCGACCATCAGTTGTGTGAGACAGGTCAGGGCCACCTTTGCCGTCGATGCCACGCTTCCTGCGGGCAATCTTCAGCTCTGAGCGGTAGTCACGCTTCTCCTGAGACTTCCCGTACTTGGTGTCGTACTGGAGCTTCTTCTTGTAGGCCTCAGGGTTGTTGCGGTAGTAGCTGGCTGTGCGGCCTGGCTTGCTGGTCTTCCTAGGCGCCATTGACCCTCCGCTGCACATCCTCAGGGTTCACCACCGGAACCAGTCGCCTGAGGTTGTCCAGGGGCGAGCCTTCCATTGCTACACCGCTGATGTCGTTCTTGTGGAGCCAGTCAGCCGCAGCCTTGAGGTCTGAAGCTGAGTATTCACCGTTCTCCAGGGCCTTGATGTGGGCCTCGGTGAGCAGGTTGTGGAGTAGATTGAATCTATCCTCTGATGCCTTCTTTGCCATGTCCTACAGTCAGAAGGAGTTGATCGAATTTGCTTTCAATGCGAATCAGGTGATCCTCAAACTTGCTCATTGATACGTTCAGGTCTTCCTTAGAGACGTACTTTTCTGCTACTTTGAGTTCCACTGATGTGAGCCTGGAGTTGAGCTTGCCGCTGGCAATGTAGACAGAGCCAACAGAGCTAAGGATTGCAGAGACAAAGGCTGCCAGTAGTGATTCAAGGACGGTCATTGCCTCTCCGAAATGATGCTCATTAGCTTGTTGGCGTAGTCTGGGTCTGTGGCGTAGCCTTCCTTTACCAGAAGCTGGCAGCACTCCTGGGTAGACTTGGCTCGATTCACGCCTCGATATGCTCCGTAGTCTTTGTACCAGCGAGACACCAACCAGTTGACGCATTCATACAGGCTGCTGAAGTCTTTGAATTCATCCCTTACAGTCACGAACTGACCGTTGAGGAACTCCTGGGTATGCTTTGTAGTACCCTCACCTTTGATGCCGAAGTAGTTGTTCTTGCCTGAGGTGTGCTTACCCCAGCCACTTTCTAGGGCCCACTGAGCAGCGACCACTTCAGGAAAGACTGAACCAGCAGACTGAGCAGCCTTTGCGACACCATTCCAAGTGTTGTCAAAGACCAGAGCTGGCTTAGCTTTTGGCCTAAACGTGAGATACCATCCGGTCCTGGGGCCCTCTACCTCCCACCGTGGGAGCCAGTTTCGCCAGGAATAGAAGGCTTGTTTCCCACCAGAGCCGATCTTGGCGTAGCCGCCATTCACGTTGTCCAGCTCACCGTAGGGATCGTGGCAGACAAGGTGAGTCGGTTCATACCCGACCGCCAGGATCCAATGTCCACCCCCGCGAGGAGCAGACGCAGGGCCGTGGTGCAGGAAGCCAACAGCTACTGGGTAGCCTTTGTCGATCTCAGACTCGATCAGTTGACGGCTGCCATTGGTGCCAAAGTGACCAACAACGCCATAGCTGTCTAGAGCCTTGATCTGTGCAGTGTATTGAGTTGTGTCACCGTATTGGAGAACACGGCGAAGGTAATCGTCATCAGCATTACTACCCTTCAGGGCATCAGGAAGAAGATACTTCAGCCCCATTGCACAGGTGGAGCTGAAGCACATACGACTTCCATGAGAGGTCTTTGAGTCGGTCTGGGGGTAATACTGCTTGACGGGAAGCAGCTTACTTGTCACCAGAGACCTCGCTTGCCGGGTTTGACAGCTTCACGCAGCTCCTCGACTGATTCAGTCAGATCTCGGATGTCTTGGTGAAGGTTGCTGATGACCTCATCTTCCTTCCGCACAGGCTTGAGGCTGTTGATCAGGCGGATGATGAGTTGAATGACGCCATTGGCCTTCAGTTTGCTTTGGCCGATGATCTCGGATGCAGCAAACAGCAGGAGGAATGCAAGGGCGAGTGGATCGGTTTGTGGAGCCTGAGTCGGCTGAGGGTTTGATGAAACTTCGGTGTATGCGGCCATAGTAGTTAGGGTGTATCAGGCCAAACAACTTCCCAGGGGAAGCCGGCTTGTTCTGTGATGTCACGAAGGAGCTGTCGATAGAAAGACCAAGCAACCTTATCGACAGGAGCATCTTCAAGCTGTGTCCAATCTGAGCCCGCCAGGAGATCGGTGCGCTGAGATCGAACTGCTGCTGCCTGCTGTTGAGTTCGGACAGTAACCTCTTCTGAGGAGGCGTCAGTCACCACCCAGGTCTGGTAGTAGACATCCTCGATCAGCTCGGGTTGTCCCTCAGTGACGTTCAGGGTGTGATCAGTCTGGGGCTGAGGTTCTGGCTGGACTACTGCGTAGCCGTGGCAGGGGAGAACCGCTTCAAAGGGCTCAACTTCAGCAGGGAAGCAGGTGTCAGGGTGACGACGAAGGATGTCCTTGGAGCTGAGTGGGTATTCGCCACTTTGGGCGTGAATGTAGGCCATAGGTTAGAGTGGCTTAAGTGATAGCAGAACAGTAGGCTCAGCAGAACCCGTTGTGGCGCTGATTGTGGCGCTCTTAGATCCAGACAAACCAGCGGGGTAATCGAGATCGTCGTAGATAGCCCAAGAGCTAGCTGTGCCAGAATTGTTGCTGGTTCTGAAAGTCATCCCAGAGGTAAAGGCTGACCAACTAATGCCTGAGTCGTTTGCAGCCCACACAGCAATTAGAGCACTACCTGACTGAGCAACCGTAATTTCAGGAGCGGTGTGAACACTTCCAGAGATTGTTGTAGAGACGGCACCAACCGTGTCATACTGGGCATTGCGGTAAGTCAGGATTGCACCTCGCAGAACCCTACTGGCTGTATATGTGAAGGTGTAGCTACTTGGTTCACTAGCTGTAGCTACTTTGTAGGCGATTCTGAGGGCAGCTCCACCGTTAAAGTCTAGAACCTCAGTCCACCCAGTATCACCAGTCCATGATCCAGTATTATCTGATAGACAGAAGCCCACCATTAGGTCTCCCTCTACAGTTCCAGTTGGCCTGTCAACAACAACCGTACTACCCGAAGACGGGTTAAGCGTGGCCGCCAGTGCAACATACTGAACCGACAGCATACCCTGAGAGCCAAGTATGCGTTGAGAAGTAGGATCCATCAGGTTGTATAGTTCGGTTGAGCAGCTGCCCGCCAACGAGCACCACCGTCATCAGTTACAAACACAAAGAGGTGAGTTCGCCCAGTAATCAGGGTTGGTGCCGTCTGGTTAGGCCACTCCACACCAGACCAGAAGGTCGCGCTACCACCAGTGATCGTCAGCTCCAGAGTCAGGGAGTAGGCCCTGCTGATTGGTACGTTGCTCACCGTGAAGGCGTTGGTGCCAGTGGTGATCGTCTTGGTGAAGTAGTTGCCAGCCGAGCAGTCGATGTCCAAAGCCGACACTGCCACCACGTTGCCCCGGTAGCTGCCGTTGACGTAGCTGGCTCCAGTCAGGGTGGCGTTGGATACTGAGGGGCTGGCCAGAGGCGCATAGGTAGAGGCTGCACTGGCAGTTGTCAGATAGGCCTGACTGAGCTTGGCTGCAGTGATTGCTCCATCCAGAACCTTGCTTGTGGTGACAGCATTGTTGCTGAGTGTCCAGACCGTCCCACCAGCACTGACGGTGATGTCACCTCTGCTGCCATCAGGAACAGAGCTGCTGAGGGCCAAGCTATCGACGTACTGCTTGGTGACAAGATGACTATTAAGTGTTGGGGTCGGGCCGCTAGGAGAGAAGGTAAATGTGTAGTCACCTGATAGGGTGATGTTACCAGAATCCTGAACAGCGTAGTTAGCAACCTCCTGAGTCTTGTAGAGAATCTGAGTAAAGCTATCATTCAGATCCTGACTACGGATAGCTGAGCCAGGGTAGAAAGTGGCAGCCAGGGTAGCGTCATCTGTGACCCTGTAGATTCTGATGTTGGCGCCGTTTGCTGGAGCCGTGTTGAACTGGACAGTGGTGGCGTTGGCGAAGGTGTATGCAGTTGTAGTGACGCCATCAACACTCACAAGAATGTCGGTGGTCTCAAGATATGGGAAAGTAAAAGAGTAGAGGACGGTTGTCCCATCCCCTACATAAGTATTCTGAGTTACAGCCATTACCTGTTCGTCATTTGAAGTAGTTCGTTGGCACGTTGAGTGTCACCAGACTGACGTGCCTTCTTAGATAGCTGCTTGAGGCTTGCTCGCTGAACTTCTTGCTGAGCCGCTGCGTTGGTGTTGATGAGCTGAGACCATGCACTGGTCTTGGCGTCATAGATGATGCGACTGATCTCCTTGCCGTGCAGCGTGTCATCAGGAGTCACAGGAAGACGTGCAGCCCGTGCAGCTTCCATATCGAGAATAGACTGGGCAATCTGAGGGTTGCTAAACAGTCGGGTCAGTTGCTTCTCAATGCCCTGCTGCCCCAGAAGACGGCTGAACTCCGACTTCATCTTGGGAGTCAACTGCTCACTATTGGGACCAGTGTTGAAGGTAGTCTTGAGATCTACACCAGAGCGGAACAGCATCTCTCTGGTTTGAGTCAGACCAGGGTTGATCTGAATCGGAGAGATACTATTCACAAGCCGTGTCGGGAAGTCGTAGTCTCTGATGATCGTCCCATCCAGCTCGTCGTATCGGTACGGAAGGGCCTGACCAGCACCAACGAAGAACTCGGTCCAGAGGTTGCGGTTCTTCAGAGAGTCTTGGATGCCGTTGTCAAGCTCGCGCATGCCTGGGTACATCAGACGACCCAGCTCGTTCCTCATACCAGCCCAAGGCAGGGTGCCGTTGGCAATGTTGGCGATGACCGATTCCGGCCGCTTCGCTTGAACCAGATCAATGAACTGCTGCA